GTCCCGGCGGTGTATGGCGCGGCTTTAGCGACCCAGGTTCCGAGCATGACGGCTTCGAGGAAGTCATCGAACGAAGCGAAAGACATTTCCCCCGCAACGTCGCCGCCGGTTTGTTTCGTGCCTTCGATGGATTCGCGAACTTGGCGGTCGGGCCGGAGTTCTTCGGACGGGTTGCTATTCTTGTTCAGCCCCAGCGTTGTGCCGGTGTGGCGAACGGTCTTGAAAGCCGGATTGGCCGGAGTGACGCCGTAGGTATCTTCGGCGACAGAAAATAGAGCGTGACGGGATGCGTTGGACATGGGCGTTCGAGTTAGGAATTACGTGTAACGTGAGCATACCAATAGGCGGTCACTGACACGCGGTAGAAGCCGTCCACTTTTCGACCTTGGGAACGCCCACAGCTCGAAATAATGACTTCTTGGCCCGAGTATGCGAAACGACGGCCTGCGGTAAAGGTATTTTCGACGGAATCCGCTTTGTCGCTCACGTCCTTTGTTCCTTTGTTGAGCGGATAATTAAGGTCGATTTGTAGAAAGCCGTCGTGTCGGTCGGTGCCGTTCGGTCCGAGCGTGGCCACAGCGGGTTGCGTCGGCACAATGTAAACCGCGGCCCACGGCGTTTCTTTCGGAGGGGAAAACGCCACGTTCTCCCATTGCGTGTTTTGTTTGCTAAAGAAATTTCCTGCGACGTATGCGTTCACCAACGCGGAACGAATTTTGGAAGCGCTCATTTGTTTTATTTATTGGCGACTTCCACCTTTATTAAGCGGCCGAAGCGCGCGACGTTCTTTCGAACCATGCCTTCGGGAGCTTTGGTGTGCGACCAGCCTTCAAACTCCACACGGCCGGCATACGGAAGATTATTGGTCAGAAAAAGTGAAACGTCGCCGTCGCTTTGTTTTACTTTGGCTTCAACTTCGCCCATTGGACCGCGGCCCGACTTGTCTTCGCGTTCGAGCGTTCCGCTTGCCGGCGCGCCTTCGGTGATTTGCCAGTTCCCGCGCAACCGGCCGCTGTCAACCGGCGTGTCCAAAATGACCGCGTTGAAAAGCTTAATGGTTACACCGCGACGCACTTCTTGAACGCGCTTCGCAGCGCGTTCTCCGAAGGCTGTAATCTGTGAGGAAAAGCTCACGAGTTGACGAAGTCTTGTAACGCCTGAACCGCGTTTTCCATGCCGGACAGGTCAAGCGTTGTGGCGTTCGATGCAGCGGCCGGGGACGCTTCGGCTGCGATTTTGTAAAGTAGGGGAACGCCGGCGGGAGAAAGCGGCGAACAGCCAAGCACGGTGTAGCGATTGCCCTCGAGTTCGATTAGGTCGTTCGGTTCCGGCTCGAACGGCGCGCCCTTCGCCGCCGCCAGGATGAAACGAGCCTTTCCGGTGCGCAGCGCTTCGGTCTGTCGATTGTCGGCTTCGGTGAAAACGCTTTTGGCTGTGCTCGCGACCGGCAGCACAAGCGCCTTAATTGTGCCTTCCACTTTCGCGATTGCGGACGCGTCGCCGGTGGTCGGGTCGTAGTCGTTCCCTAGCCGGCGAATGCTGTAGCTCGCCCCAAATTCGGTGAGTAGGGCAAGGGCTGTCTGCGCGGCGTCTTCGTAGAAAGTGGCCATTAAACGCGCACCGTTGAAAGTCCGAGCGAGCCGCCAGAAGCGAGGAACGGCGCAAGCAACGCTTCGGCTTTGTTGAATTCCGGAACAATCGAACCGCTTCCGCGCTCGGCGTATTGCGTTTCGATAACGTCAACCTTCGTGCGGATGACTTCGCGCCCCGTGCCGGTGGGCAACAGGTCGGTTCCGTTTGCAGACTCAATCGCAAGCTGACACTGCGCTTGTTTGATTTTGTCCGGAATCGAATCTCCCGCCAACGGCTCCTCGGCGTCTTCAAGATAGACGTTCGAGCGTGGCCACAACAGCCCTTGGCCGGCGTCGGTCTTGGTCCCCTTGTAGCGGTAGGTTTCGAGTTTGTCGCAGGCCAAAACAAGCGCCTGTTCAACCTTCGTGTTGTCCGCCGTGAGCGTCAGCCCGCGCGCACTGGCATACGCGCGAGCCTCCGCAACGTCGGCGTAACTGTTCGCCCCGGCGACGCCGGAGCCGTCTTCAATGGTCAGAGGCATTGCCGGGGCGGTTGAAGTTACGGGCGGGCGAGGAAGAGCGCGAGCAAGTCGGCTTTCTTCGCGGTGGGCCTGAACTCAATTCCGAGCTGCGTTAGCGCGGCTTTGAGCTGTGCGGCCGTGGCGTTCTTTGCGCCTTCGTCTTCGGCTGCGCGCTGCGCCTTGGCCGGGTCTTCGGCGGATTGCGCCGCGACATTCGCGGCCGGCGGGACGAAGTCTGGCGGATTGACCGAACCGGAAGAGGTTTCGGAGCCTTCGCCGGCGGGCGGCGTGACGGGCTCAGCCGATTTTTCCTCGGGCGCGGTCATGCCGAGCATTTCGCGCGCTTTCTCAAGGCCGTAAATGCCGGCCAAGTTACACAGGTGAAGGGGAGCTTGAGTGTTGGACATTTGTTTTAGGGTGGTTGAATTGATTTCAAACAAAGGCCGTGAGCCGCTTGCGCGAGCCCACGGCCTTTGCGTGAGAGGATGGGCCGCGCGCTTAGTCGTTCGTCTTAATGAACGCGATAGGCACATTCTTGCGGCCAACCTTGCGGTCCCAATTGGCGGCGAGCTTCAAGTCGGCGTAGTTCGCCATGGTGCCGCCCGCGCCGTTCATGGTGTTCGAGGTGAAGTCGAAGCCGTAGGGCATCCAAACGTTGTGGACACGGCTAAAAATCGTATCCTGACCGCCGCCGTTTCCGGCGTCGGCGTCGCGTTTGATTTCCGACGGAACGAGCACTTGACCGGGGGCGTAACCGACCACGCCAGGCCCGAAAAGAATGCTCGTGTAGGTGATTCGGTAGGTGCCGGCGACAGCGGGCAGCGTGTCGTCAACAATCAGCCGCTTTCCAAGATAGGTTTGGAAAGCAATATCACCTTCGCTGTTCTTAACGTAGGTGATAAGGTTCTGCTTCTGCAACCGCGCGTGAATCTTGGAATGAATCGCGAGCGTGGTCAGCTTCTCCTTGTGGTCGCCCATCGTTTGCAGGCCGTCAATCACTCGGTCACCGCCGATGCGCTCGGCATCGGTGACGGCGCTGTTGGCGTCGGTGGCGACATTAACGACCATGTCGCCGGCGTCGTTCGCCACGTTATCGGCGAGGATGCCGAGCAAGGACGACAGCAAGCGTTGTTCGTCGTCCGTGGACCAATACGCGCCGATGCGGCCGGTAATGGCCCCAACCGGGTCTTGCAGCGCCAGCTCGCGGGCAACGTCCATGGTTGACCATGACTTGTTGCGCTGCGCGCTGCGGAAGCGGCCCTTAACTGCGCTGATATTGCCGGGCGTGGACTTCGAAGTCGGGTCGTCCGTGGAGTAATTCGGTTCGCCGACGGTCAGCGGACCGTAACCCGAAATTTCGCCCGTGTTGCCGCCCTGTGCGATTTGGGCGGCAAGCAACGGGTCCAAAACGGCGACACCGGAGTTGAGGAAACGGTTAAGAGCCGTCTGCGCTTCCTGCGTGCGACGACCGAACGTAACCGGGTTATAGATATTGGCGAGTGCGACGACGGCCATGGTATTTGGTGAAGCCGGGAACGAATTGTTTGGTTAGGCGTTCCCGGCTTTTTCTCAGGCAGGCTTGGCGGCTTCGACCAAGCGCTGATATTCGGCCGGGTTCTGATTCGCAAACTGCGCCTCTTCGGTCGCAGACTTGAAATCTTTTAGTGACTTCGGAGCGGCACCGCCGCCACCATTGGACCCGCCGGCACCGCCGCCCGAGCCCCTTGACGCCGTGATAATGGGGGCGAAGTCCTTGTTGTCGATAAATTCTTTTTCAAGGTCTTCGACCGTTAGGGCGGAAATGTTGCCGTCTTTATCGACAACTTTTGTTTCATATTGTCCGGCGGTGTTCTTTTCCGCGCGCAGACGGCTCTTAATATGCGGCATGATAACCGTCGGGGACTTGGAAATTTTCGTCGCAAGCGTTTGGGCGACGTTGTCCACAAGGAGCCGTTGCAGGCTACCGTTAGCGGCTTCGATTTGGGCGTTCAGCTCCTTTTCCCGAGCGGTGAACTTCGACTTATAGGAGTTTTCGAGCTTTTCAACGTCCGCCTTCGGAATCGCGCCTTTAAGCAAGCCGTCGCGTTCTTCCGTCAGGGCCGCAAGTTGGTCTTGAAGGTCTTTCGCGGTCTTTTCCGCCGCTTTGCGCTGTTCTTTTTCGTGGTCCTTGGCGCGCTTCAACGCGGCCGGGTCTTCGTAGCCTTCAAGGTCCAACGTGTAGTTTTCGCCGCCTTCTTCGGCTTTGTATTCTTTTTTAAGGTCCGCGGAAAGCTTGTCGAATTCCGCTTTGGTAATGATGCGTTTGATAGCCATGGCTGTTGGGTGGTTGTTTTATTATGGGTTGGGCGGAATGCCGGCGCGTTCGAACGCGACAGGTTCCAATTTTTTCATTTCCGCCAAAGTCAGCGGGTGAAAGTTTCGACCGAGATTCAGCGCGGCGAATTCGTCCGTCGAAAGTCCGCCGTCTCGGAATAGTTTGCCGCGCGTTTTGCCAATCGCTTCGTCTTGGAACGCGGCCGGCTGAGTTTTCAGCCAATCGTAGTAAGATAAGTCGGCGCTGACCGGGCCGTTTTCAGACGAGCGCGTTGCACCTTCGTCCAAGAAATCTAGCGAAGGGTCCATTTTGGCCACAATGGTTGAACGGCAACCGATGTGTAGCGGCGGGACGGGACCGGTTCCCAATTCGAAAAATTTCCCGTCAAGGCTGCGGCAGGTTTGCGTTGTGCGCGTGTCCAACGTCGCAACGAAAATGTAGCCAAGAATTATGTCGGCGTTCTTTTCCCAAGTCGCCATTCGGGCCGCGCTCGCGACGTGTTGAATTGACGTGCGAACGACGGCGCGCGCGTTGCGCCTGGCAACCGCGGCCGTGGAACCGGGAACGCCAAGAATGCCGTCGGCGTAGTTTAGTTTTTTGGTGCCGTTAATCGCGCTCGTGAGTTGGTCAATGGTCCAACCGTCGCCCCAACCCTTGCGAATGGTGGCGCTGACTCGGTCCGCTTCACCTTCCGCCCATTTTTCCACGAACGGCTTTAGAAGCTCGCCGTTGACCGACAAAGGACGGGCCAGCGCGTCGGCGTAGGCGTCTGCCGCTTCCGGCACCTTCAAGCGCACGCTCGCGCGGATGCTCTGAAACGAACGCGCCTCAAATCCGATTTCGTAGGCGGTCAGCGCTTCCAAGTCCTTAAAAAATTTTTCCGACGCCTTCGCTAGAAATTCGAGGTTTGTTTTACGCAGCGCGGAAAGCGCCGCGTTCAGTTCGGTTTTGCTGACTTCGTTAACCGCAGTGACCTTGAAAGCGGCAATCGTTTCCCGTGTGGCCACGTTCAACTTGTCGAAGACTTCCGCGAAATCGTCCGCATGGTGCGTTTTCAGGCGCTCCAAAAAGACTTGGTGACGGGTCGCAATATCCGTCAACCGACGGTTCGGCTGTGGCTTCTTAGCCATGCGTTAAGCGCCTGCGCCGGTGGCCGGCGAATTCGCCGCCGCTTTTGCTTTGGCGGCAGCTTCGGCCGCAGCGGCAGTGTTGACCGGAACGCCAAGGTCAGGGCCGGACGTTTGAATTTCGTCTTTGTAACTTTCGTCGTCCAACGTCGCGACGCCTGCCTTTTTCAAGGCGGCGCGCATTTCGGACGTAGTAATTGCGTTCGACTGCCATTCGGCCACGAGCTGCGCGCGGTCTTGCGCCGTCGCCAAACGCTTTTCGAATTCCACGTTTAGCTTGTAGGAAATGGCGGCGTCGCTCTCGCCGTCGAACATCGCGGCCCACTTTAACGCATCGACGTATGCGGATGAAACGTTGTTTGCCGACGTGGCCAGAACGCTTGTTTCGCTCGCTTCGTTTTGGCTCGCCTCCGTCGCTGTCTGCCGAACGTCGCGTTGTTCAACGAGCTTCGCCCCGAGCGCGACCATTTGCTTTTCTTTGTGCTCCATGGCTTCTTTCGCCATGGTGTTTGGCTGCACCTGCAAAAGTCCGCATGTGCCGTTTTCGGGAAGCGGAATGATTGCCCGCGAGCCAAGGCGGATTTTGCCTTTCAAAACATCCTTGACCCAGTCTTCCGTCAGGCCCGAAGCCCACGGCGTAGGCTGACCGAGCAAGTAACAGGCTTCTTCGTAGTCGGCGCTGTTGCGATAGTGGGCAATGTTTAGCTCCGCCAAATCGTAGAGCGGCGGAAGGTCCGGAATATCATCGTTGTTTTCCGAGCCGATGAATTGAAACGGAATGAAGGGCCACGGCTTGCCCGCGCCGTCAAGCGGCGTGAATGTTTCGGCGACTCCCCAGCTCTTTGCGTCCGCACTCTCTCGCCAGATTTCGACAGTGTAAACGCCGCCAACCAAGCGGAGCACGCGAAATTGTTTTTCCGATTCGGTAGAAAATCCGTTGTCATCGGTAACGAATTGTTCCGAAATGACCACAAGCGTTAGGAGCTTCGCCGCGCCAATGGTCGCGACGCGCCAATTGATAATGTCCCACGGTTGCCAAAGCGTAATGGTCGGACGAATTTTGCCCGCCTCGCGGTCAGCCTTGCTCGCGGGTTCTTTCGCCGGCGGATAATCCACAAGCAAGCCGGCGCGGCCAAACTGCAACACGTAGGCGAGCGCTTTTTTCGACTGTTGGTCCAAACCAACGCCCGCGCCGTCCGCGTCTTCCTTCAAAATGTCCAAGCCGTCCGGAATCTCCACTTCCGGCGCTTTTTGAAACACCGTGCCAACCATGCCCTGTAACGTGCGGCCGGTGACGTTGTAAAACACTGCGCGCTTAATGTAAGCGTCGTAGCGCTTTTTATTCGCGTCGCTCTCGTCTTCCTCGTTCGGCTTCGGAAGATACTTGGTTGTTTCTTTTTTGACCTTCTCTTGGCCGGCGACGCAGTCGCGGACGATATTCCACCGCGCCATTAGGTCTAGGACTTCCGCGCGCACATAATCGACCTGGGGCGCTTTCGGTGCGGTGGGCATGTTCAAGTTGGGTAAGAGGCTGGTATGTTCGTAGAAATGCGGTTCGCCGCAGCTAGCACACGGTAACGGGTGTCATCGTAAACATGGTCTTCGGCGTCGGTGTTTACATCGTCAGGAATATCAGGGTTTCTCGGTAGGACAGGCAAGGTGGAAATCGCAGCCCGGCAATGGTCCATAAACCAGATGCCCGGCCCGTCGCCCGACTTCGCAGCAATCAGCCGCTCTCGGAAAAGCTCCAACCCGTTAATGCGCGAGCCGGGGCTTTTGTCGGATTTGGTCCAACGAACGCCCTTGTCCGCCATCTGTTTTTCTATCGTCTCGGAACTCTTGTTTTTGACGGCGCGAATTTCGTTGTCCGCCGGGCCAGCTCGGACGCGGTCGCGAATCCACCCTTGGGCCAAAAGGATTCCTTCGCGTTCTTTGATTCCCTTCGCGATTTCCTTTGCGCCAAGTTTTAGCCCCTCGTTCGAGCCGATTTCCTTTGTCCCATACCACTCCGCGATGCGAACGAGCGAGCGCGGCGGCGGGCAAAATTTCTTCGTCTCTCCGGTGACTGCGTCAACGTATTCGGCTTCCTCGCCGTTCGCTTCGGCCCACCAACCGACCGAAAACGGATGTGTCGAACCCCAGTCAAGCGAACGGTCAATTCGCCAGCTCGCTGGAATTTTGAACCGCGGCAGAATGTGAACTTCGCTGTCCCAAACGTCGTCAATCGCACCGCCGGCAACAATGTTCCAATCGCCTTCAAGCCAAGCCTTGCGCTTGTTCGGGTCTTTCTCGCCGTCAAGCATTGCGATGTATTCCGGCGCGAGATACCGGTTTTCGCGGTAGGAGCCGAACAAGTGAACTTGGGTGCGCGTGACGGGCTCTTTGCGCTTCGTGCGCGGGTTGAAGACTTCACGCGTAATGCGGATGACCACACCGGGGGGCGCGCGGTCGATAAACTCAGCCTTAACCCAATTGTGGCCGGGGCCGTGCGGGTTCGTAGTGGAAAAGAAAACAAGCGGGATTTCGGGGAGCGGCTTGCCGTCGGGTGTTTTGAAATTTCCGTGTTCGTCGCGCGGCGTGTGCTCTTCCGGAAGGAAGCTCGAACGGTTGCAACTGTGCATTGCGTCGTAGAACTTCCGGCTCGCTTGTTTCGTTAGCTCGTTGAAAGCAATAAACGGGTATTCGTGGCCGTGGTAAGCGTTGTAGTCCTTTTCGACTGAGCCGACGCGAAACAAAAGTTCTTCTCCCGTGGGCCAAACCCATTTGTAGTCCTTTGGGCTCTCCTTGAAAAAGGCTCCGTCGCCGAATTGGGGAAACCATTTTTTCGACTTTGAAACCAAGTCGTCTAGGTTCTTATATTCTTCGTCAAATATGACGCCGCGCCAGAAACGGCCGTAACCGCGCCCGACGTTCTTTCGGAACGCCATAATCTGCGCGTCGGTTTTTCCGGGACCGCGGGTGCCGTGGTAAAGAATTTCATTGCACGGGCACGCAACGGCGAGCGCTTGCGAACCTGGCAACGGTTGCCACACAACGCGCGGTTCCACGGCCTTTGGGCGTAGGATGCCCAAGCCGATTAGCATTATCAGCCCTTCAAGCGTGAGCGCGCTAAACGCACTTAGAAGGCTCATGGCGCGACCGGAACCCCGTTTTCCTGCGGAAAGGTGCGCTCAGCGGACAGTTCCATTTCCGAACACCATTCGCCCCGGCGGTCACCAAAAACGCAGTAGTATTCCGGAACAAGCGCCGCCGTCTTGAATGAGACGTGAAGAATCAAACAGCGTGAGCCGTCGGAAACGTGCCAAGCGTTATCGCCGGGCCAGAACCGGCTTAAAACAATTCGTTTTTTAGGTTCACTCATTCGCCGATTTGTTTTATGTAGTAACGCCGCGTAGCGCCTTCCCAACGGACCAAACGCTTGCGCAGCAAAAACGGAAGATAGCTCCGTAAATTTTCCGGCATGTCGGCGCTAGTTTTTCCGGGGTTCTGAGCAATCCACCGGCGCAGCTCGCGCGCTTTTTGATACGTTGCGTTTGAAGTTGTCTGCCCACCGAACGATTCGAGCGCAGAAGCGTCTAGCTCGGAACGCCGATATTGTCCGTCGGGGTTCATGCGCTCGCGGCTTGTTTCAATTCCGCTTGGGCGCGGGACGCGTTACGCTCCCACTCGTCAATGCTTGTCCCCATCGGAACGAGCATAATTCCGCCGGCAACGGCAACTTTGACTTCGGAACGGTCGATTTCCATTCCAAGGATTTTCGCAAGCTTGCCGTAGGCGCTCACACGCGACGCGCCCGAGCTGTCCAAGCCGTAGCTATTCGCTTCGCGATTCAGCCCCGCAATGACGCGCTTGCGGTTAATCAAAGCGTCTTCGTCAATTTCGTCCACGTAGCGCGCCAACAGATATTGCGTGAAGGGTTCTTTCAGCCAACGCGACGCAACCACCCCCGGCGCGCTGTAGTTCAGCCCGAGACGCGCGAGCGCCGCGACGCCGTTAAAGTCCTTCACGTATTCAGCAACGAACAACTGCCGAACCGCCTTCGTTTGCGGGTGAACGTAAGCGAAATCGTAGGTAGCCACAGGCTCCGCGGAATCCGCGAGCACGGGCGCAGCGACGGGAGCCGGCGCGCCCGTCTGCCATGGCGGCAGGTATTGCGTAACCGCCCGCGTCGGCACGGGCGGCTTGACGGCGGGCTTTTGGGGAACGGGTGGCTTGGCGCGAGACACGGCGTTACTTCGACGGCTCTGGAATGGGCATCGTCGCGAGCACACGGCCGGGCTTTTCCTCCGGCGTATGGCGCGCGTAGAAAAGAAGGAATGGCACGGCGGGCCACGCCATGAGCGAGCACAGGGCGCAGAACGCCAAGACGAGCGCGAGGAAGCACCCCAGCGCGATTAAGAGAACGCCGAGCACAACGAGCGCGACGGCGAACAGCGGCACGAATAAGACGCCCGCGAGAGCGTAGCCGTAAGGAGCGAGTTTTTCCGAGTTCATGGGTAGGTGTTGAACGACTCGGGGAAAATACTATCAGCCGAATCAGGGCAACCCTTATTTACTCGCGCACGCGAAGCGACGCGGAAACCCGGACGGAAAAAATCAAACGGCCTTCGTGCCGAACGTCACCTTCTGCGCAGCGGCTAAGCTGTGTTCGTCGCGAAGGTGCCCGTAAACTTTTAGCGCGATTGCGCCGCCGTCGGCGTGCCCCAACCATTTCGCGACCGTCGGAACGTCAACGCCGCTTTCAATGCAGATTGTGGCGAAGTAGTGGCGCAAGCCGTGTTGGGTGATGTGCGGAAGCCCGAGCCGCCGGCACGCGCGAGCCAACGCCGGCAGACAGTTTTTGCGCGTAAGGATTCGCCCTTTCAGTTTCAGCTTTTTCGAAACGCGGCGTTGTTTGATTTCGTCCAACAGCTCGCGCATGGGCGGAATGATTGGAATGATGCGTTCCGACGTTTCGGACTTCGTGCCGCGCACGTTAATGCGGCCGTCGGGCAAAATGTCTTCCCACTGCGCCGCTACGCCTTCCATGTGGCGCATACCGGAGAACGCGAGTAACCGCGCCATTTCGGACGCCGAATTGCAATTGCCCTCAACCCAAGGTCGGATTTGCGGCAGGGTGTCCGTCGGGATTGTTTTAAGTTCGTCAAAGATTCGCCGCATGTCCGCGTGGGAAGGAAGTTTCAAAACCTTCGATTTCTGCGGGAGCATTATTTTGCCATAGCGCCGGCGTCCGTCGCGGAACGGATTGTTGAAGACAACTTTTTTGTCCTCCGCCAAAGCGAACAGCATTTTCAGGTAAATTAGAACCTGGTTGGTTGCGCCGTCGCTGTAGCCGTTCCGCCACTTCTTCGAACGCCCGACGTGAAAGCGTGAGGTTTTCAGTTTCTCGCGCAGTTCAACCAACAGCTCCGGCGTGATTCGGTCCATGCGCTTCTTGTCGAAGTCGGGCCAAACGCGGTGCAGACGGTCGCGCCAAACTTGGTGATTTCGTTTCGACGCCGGCTTGTGGCCATTGCTCGTTGAAATGTGCTGTTCCAACAGCTTTTCAAAATCGCCGACGCTCGTTAAGTTGTCGTCCGGGTCGCGGCGCGCCTGGCGGACAATCTCCACGTCTTCCGATTTCTTCGCTAGGCGGAGCTTCGCCGTTTTGAAGACCTTCGTTCCAAGGCTGCGGTAAGTTCGTTTCCCAAGCGCGCTGTAACGGTGGTAATAGGTGCCCGTCGGCGTGTGGAGGACTAGCCCCGTTATGCCGGTGCTCTTCCACGTCTTCGGCTTTGTTTCGTCCAAACCGCCTTCCGCGCTGGCATAAGAAGGTGGCATAACAGGGGGGCTTTGAAACGTCATCTAGCCGCCGAAAAATCCCCTTTGGCGGGGTAGAGCAATCCTAATTTCGCTCTAGGAATTGCCCGGCTGTCGTCAACTCTGCGCCCCGTAATACTTTTTGTAAGACCTGTAATAACGATAATTGGAGTAATACTCGATGCGGCGGGGGGAGAGGCCGTTGAGCACGACGCCGAGCAGCTCGTTTTTACCGTCGCGGAGCGATTTGATGTAGAGGCGAATGTGTTTCCGGTAGGCGCGATTGAAGCGGCAGACGTAGATGATCTCGTCGGTGTGCGCGGAGATGAGCAGCGAGTCGGTGACGGCGCCCATCGGCGGCGAGTCGACGACAACCAGATCGAAGTGGTGTTTGAGCGACTCGAGGAACTGACCGAAAATGGGGTTTTCGAGAATCTCGGTGGGGCTCTTGGAGCGGCCGCCGGAGCGTAGCAAGTAGAGGTTCTCGTCGACCTTGGTGAGACCGAGGCTGGCGTCGGCGATCGGGTCGTCGGGGATCTTGGCGCCGGCTTCGAACCACGCGATGAGGCCGAGCTCGTTGGTGAGTTTGAAATGGCGGTGCAGCATCGGGCGGCGCATGTCGCAGTCCACGATGAGCACGCGCTTGCCGTGGCGGG